CCTGTAGGACCTGAAGGTGCAACTCAAGGACCCCCCATGCCGCCTACACCTAATGCACCAGGCGCAGCTACTGGACAGGCTGGGGTGGCAGTTAGTGATACTACAGGCGCAGGCGGTGGTAATATTGGTACAGGTACAGCACCTATTCCAGGTGAGCAAGGGTTTACAGGTACGTAATAGTGGAAAGCAAACTTAAAAAAATAGTAAACGATAAACCTGTATGGGATGCGCTAGTTGCAACCCTTAATGATAAGATAAAAGATGTTCACAGAAAGCTAGAGCAAGAGACTACGATGGAAGGTATGTATCGTGCTCAAGGTGAGATAATGGCACTACGTAGATTAACCTATTTAAGGGATGAAGTAAATGGCCCGTCAAAGTAAAAAGTCAAAAGAACCTAAAGTCTTAGAAATGGATGTTATGTTACTTGAGGAACAAGTTGATCCTGTAAGTGGTAACACTGCACCCTTAGGGGCTTTGCCTGCTGAAGTTCGTGATGACATAGACATAGCAGTAAGTCCTAATGAGTTTGTAGTTAACGCTGCTACTGTAAGATACTTTGGTCAAGAGTTCTTTGATAATTTACAAGATACAGCTAAAGAAGGCTGGGAGCGTATTGCAGCTAACGATGACCTGCCATTTAGAGATGATGAACTAGAGTTTGAAGAAAGTAATGATGAACCTAGAGCAACTTTTGCTGAAGGTGACATAGTTGAAGAAGGTGACGGTTTAACCGAAACAGAGACAGCTTCTATACCTGAACCTGTAGGTGGGGGCTACTATGGCTCAGGCGGCACAGGAGTGTCATCTTCAGGATATGATTTTACGACTTATAGTAATGCAGCAGGAGATGAAATTCGTGTATACTTCTATAATGGTAGACCTCTAAGTTCTATACCTGAAGGTTATGAAGAAGGTAGTTCTACAGATTCTGCTGATGAAACAGTTGAGGAAGCTGTTGCACGAGTAGTAGAAGCAAGAAATGATGATGAAAAGTGGGCTAGACAGGCTGGTGTACATTCAAGTGCCTCACCTAAAGAAATCTTTAATGCTATGGGTATAACACCAGAGGGTGTAGACAAGAGTAAAGGCTACTGGAACACAAGCCCAGATACATGGACCTCTAATGATTGGGCAAGTTACAACAAGACTGTAGGTGGTTCATTTCAAATTCCTGGTACAAACATCAAGATAGACCCAGCGCAAGCTATTATGACAGGTATAGTTGGTGCTGCGTCTGCTGGGCTAGGTCTTGCTTTTAATTACGGCATGAACGTAGGTAAAGACAAGATGGCTGCAAAAGCTAATACTACAGCACTCAGTATGATCCAATCAGGTGATTTTGGAGGGTCTGACCCAAGGACTGTCTTAAATACAGCCTACTCAACAGGTGTAATGTTAGGTAAGATAACAGAGGCTACACCCTTTGAAACATGGGCTAAAACTACTCTTAGTAATAGCAAAGGTAGCTTTACAAAAATACCTGAAGTAAATCAAAGTTTAATGAATCAAGTTAGACCTATAAATAACAGTATAGGATTAGGTTGGGCAACAAAAGTTCAAGGAGAACAGTTGTACAATGCTATAGAACTACACAAATCTTACACTAGAGATCCATCTAAGGGACAGGCTACAACAACCGTAGGTGGCTATGTTGTAGGTATGATTGGTAGTCTATCTGGTGGTCAGGCTGGTATGTTAGCTGATGGTAATGGTGTAGCTGTTAGAGATCCAATTACAAATGCAGTGGTACGTGTAGACGATCAAGGTAATCCGTATGTAATGACAGGTATATTTGGTACAAAGAAAACCCTTATAGATAAAAGTGTAGTTTTTGATAGACATGTTGAACCTAAAAAAGATATAACACCAGTAGTAACACCAGTAGTAACACCAGTAGAGAAAGAGCCAATCGTAGAGCCAAAAACAACAATAGTACCAACTCCAGACTTGGCTACAACTGCAGGTGATCCTAGTGCAGAAGATGACGATAAATATAAAGGATACGTTCCACCTGAACCCACAATCACAAATCCAACACCTGTCCAGAAAGGTAAAGTAATTACAGGAGATGAAGAAGGTGCAATAGGTGGAGAAGGACAAAGCACAGATTACTCATACACTCCACCTGATGACGATGAAGATGCAGACACTTTTGAAGATTTAAATAAAGGAGGTTTAGTATCTAGACCCAAGAAGAAGAAGTAAGACTAAATTAACCTATAATAATAATAAGGCTACCCAGCAATAGTGCTGGCCCCATATAAAAGGAACTATGACTATGCCTGAACTAGCTCAAGTAAAAACTCCTAAAATTGCAGGATTTGTACAATCTCAAGGTGGATCAAAAGCAAACAAACGGCGCATTGAAGAAAGCGAAGCCGAACTTAAGGCGCTAATGGAAGAACAGAACAATGACAGTCAGGAACCCGATAGCGAGGCAGTTGAGGCAACCGAAATACAAGATGAAGGTAATCCCAAACAAAAAGAAGCCAACGCTAAAGATAAAGCACAAGAAGATGAAAACTTAAGTAGCGAAGAGAAAACTTATAAGAAACGCTACAGTGATCTAAGAAATCATCTAAACAAGCAAGCTGAAGAGCTTAAAGCTATGAAAGAGCAGCTAAGCAATTCAGGTTCAGTACGTGCTCCTACTAGTGATGAGAATATTGAGGCGTGGGCTAACAAACACCCTGAGATTGCAGGTATAGTTGAGACTATAGCTGAGAAGAAAGCTCAAGAGAAGTTTGACACTGCAGATGAGCGACTAAAGAAGATTGATGAGATAAACGCTACTGCTGAACGTACTAAGTCAGAAAATGAGATAAGAGCTATGCACTCAGACTTTGATGATCTACGGTCTAGTGATGCTTTTCACGATTGGGCAGGCGAACAACCTAAGTGGGTACAGGATGCCCTCTATGAAAACCAAGATGACCCTAAGTCAGTTATACGTGTTATAGATCTGTATAAAGTAGACAACGGCATGGACATCAAAGCTAGGAAGAAGAGCACAAAAAAGGCTGCTTCTGCTGTGATGACTAAACGTACAACTAAACCAGACAGTGACAACCCTGCAGGACACATACGTGAATCACAGGTAAATAAGATGACTGCACAAGAATACGAAGCAAACGCAGACGAAATAATGGAATCTATCCGCAGTGGTAAGTTTATTTATGATATTTCTGGGGGAGCACGTTAAAAAGGTATTGACAATACGTAGATAACTGTTATAACTATGTATGTTAACTAAATAGTGTAAAGCCCTACTATGTAGCTACCTTTACACTATTACTACAAGCAAGCCAAAAACTACTAAGATAAGACCTACCTGATCAAGTACAGGCCCGATAGTTCTACAGTTGGCAAACTAAGAACATATTGCACCCTAGAAAGAACAGCCTCTTACACAGTGTTTAAGCTTAATTTCTATAAGCCAAACATCTATGGAGGATTATACTATGGCTTTCACAACCGCAACAGGTTACGGCAATTTACCTAATGGTAATTTTAGCCCCGTAATCTACTCCAAACAAGTACAGTTAGCTTTTCGTAAAAGCACTGTATGTGGAGACATAACTAACTCAGACTATTTTGGTGAGATTGCTGCTCAAGGCGATACCGTCAAGATTATTAAAGAACCAGAAATTTCTGTCTCGCAGTATGCGAGGGGTACGCAGGTTACAGCCCAGGATTTAGAGGACGCTGATTTTAGCTTAGTCATTGATAAAGCTAACTATTTTGCCTTTAAGATGGACGATATTGAAGAGGCGCATTCGCATGTGAACTTCATGGACCTTGCTACCAATCGTGCAGCTTATCGTTTAGCTGATCAGCACGATCAAGAAGTATTAGGTTATATGTCTGGCTACGCACAGTCTGCATTACATGCCCAAGCAAGTGCTCTTAACACAACTGTTAATGGTTCTAAAGCTGTAAGCACTGCAGGCTCAAATGAGTTGCTATCATCTATGCAGCTTCACAAAGGCGACTTTGGTAACATAACTACTACATCAGCTGGCACTCACTCAATTCCTGTGACTGCACGTATGCCTGGTGCAACATCGTTGCCAACTGCTACCGTTTCACCTGCGATGATTATTTCACGCATGAAGCGTTTGCTTGACCAACAGCAGGTTGACTCACAAGGTCGCTGGCTGGTAGTTGATCCAGTATTCATGGAAATCTTAGCTGATGAAGATTCACGCTTCATGAACGCAGATTTTGGTGAGTCAGGTGGACTACGTAATGGACTCGTACTTAATAACTTCCACGGTTTCCGTGTATATACTTCGTCTAACTTGCCATCATTAGGCACTGGACCAGGTACTGCAGGAACAGCTAATCAGCTGACTAACCTAGGAGTAATAGTAGGTGGACATGATTCTGCTGTAGCAACTGCTGAGCAGATCAACAAAACTGAAACATATCGTGACCCTGACAGCTTCGCTGACATTGTTAGAGGTATGCACCTTTACGGTAGGAAGATACTTCGGCCTGAAGCTATCGTCACTGCTCGTTATAACGCAGCATAAGGGAGGATATAACTTATGGCTACTTTTGATATGACTTCCGTAGACACCGCTGGTGTTGGAGCAAACGTTCTTGCTGTTCCAACTAATGTCGGTAATACTGTACGCACCATTGAGGCAATCTTAGATATTGATGCTATGATTTCTGCAGGTGCTACTATTGCTAATGGTGACATTTTTCAACTACTAGAAATCCCTGCTGAGTCAGTAATTGTTGCTGCTGGTGCGGAAATTATGAAGTCCTTTACTGCAAGTTGTACTTGTAATATTGACTTCGGTGGTGGAGATGACATCATTGACGGTGCTGCACTAGATGCTGCTGCTGGTACATACCTTGCAAAAGGTAGTAACGGCGAAGCTAACATTGTAAACACTGGTGCTGCATCTACATTTGCTGCTGAAGCACTTGCATGTGTTGGCGCTGCAGATACCATTGACGTAGTTGTCGCTGGTGCTGCTGCTGCAACTGGACGCTTACGTGTCTATGCAGTAGTTGCAGATGTTTCTGCTGCAATGACAGAAGCTGCAGTCGCACAACGTGACTTGATCTAAGACAACACTAAACTTTGGGGCTGGCAAAACGCTGGCCCCATTGCTACATTTTAAGGAAACCTAATGGCACTTACCTTTCTTACATTGGCAAATAATGTTATTACACGAATGAATGAAGTAGTGCTTACTTCTTCTAACTTTACAGATGCTAGAGGTGTTCAGACACAATGTAAAAATGCAGTAAATGAAGCAATAAGATATATTAATCAAAAAGAGTTTGGTTATTCATTTAATCATGCAACTAATAGTTCAACACTAACTGCAGGTAAGGCTAGATATACACTACCTACAGATACAAAGCAAGTAAATTATGACACAGCTAGAATTAAAAAAGATACAGACTTAAATGCACAAGGAAATAGTTTATCTACTTTAAACTACAATGAGTACATTGAGAATGATTTTGCCACCCAAGAAGATGATATAGTATCTACTACACTAAGCTCATCTCTTACTGACTCAGCAACTACAGTATCTCTAACTTCAAGTACAGGACTATCTGCTGAAGGTAAAATATTTGTAGGTGGAGAACAGATTTCATACACTGCAATCTCAGGCAATGATCTAACTGGTTGTACTAGAGGTGACAATAGCACAACGGCTGCTGCACATTCAAGTGGAGTCTTTGTAGCTCAGTTTTCAAGTGGAGGTATGCCTAGAAACATAGTTCGCACACCAGACAACAACTATTTGTTATACCCTTACCCAGACAAACAATATACATTGATATTTGATTATTATACATTTCCTAATGATCTATCTGCTCATGGAGATACTACAACTGTACCTGATAGATTTGCACCAGTTATAGTAGATGGTGCTACATCTTTTGTGTATCAGTACCGTGGTGAAACACAGCAGTACCAGTTAAACTTTGAAAGATTTGAGCAAGGCATTAAGAATATGCAAAGCTTACTTATTAACAGGTTTGAATATATCAGGTCTACTGTAATAAATCAACCATCTAATACTACCTTTAACTCTAGGGTTGGATCTTAATGGCTGATCAATCACAGACGCAACCTGCAGCATTTAACTGTGAAGGTGGTTTAGTTTTAAATCGCTCTAGTTTTATGATGAAACCAGGTGAAGCGTTAGTCTTAGAGAACTTTGAGCCAGACGTTGAAGGTGGCTACAGAAGGATTAATGGCTATCGTAAGTTTGTAAATGCGATAGTTCCTCAAACTACTTCTGCTTCTGAAAAGATAATTGGTGTTGCAAGCTTTGCAAGTAAGTCTATAGCTTGTAGAGGCGAGAAGATGTTTAGTGCATCATCTACTGAATTAGCTTTAAGTATATCTTCAAATACAGGTATGACAGGTTCAGGTACAATTAAAGCTGACTCAGTAGCTGGTTTTGCATCTAGTGGTTCTTTACAGATTGACGATGAAGTATTTACATATACAGGTGTTAGTTCTACTGTAACACCTAATCAGTTTACAGGCGTAACTAGGGCTACTTCAAGTACAACTGCTGCTACACATGCAGTAGATTCTACTGTCTCTTCACCTTGGACAGAAATTGATACAGGTAGAACTAATGCATCTAAGTATAGGTTTGAGCGTTTTAACTATAATGGCACAGATAAAATTATCTTTGTTGATGAAGTAAATGCACCTGTAGTATTTGACAGTTCCTATAGTTCAACAGATGTTAGTGAAAGCTCTGTAGCAGGATCTAAATTTGTAGCATCATTTAAAGACCATATGTTTTATGCAGGTAAGTCTACTACACCTCAAGAACTAGTATTTAGTGTACCTTTTGATGAAGACAATTTTACTTCAAGTGATGGTGCAGGAAGTATAAAAGTAGATGACACTATTACAGGACTTAAGGTCTTTCGTGATGGACTGTTTATATTTTGTGAAAATAGAATATTTAAACTTACAGGCGTTAGCTCATCTACGTTTGCCATTACGCCAGTTACTAGACGTATTGGATGTCTCAACGGAGACACTATACAAGAATTTGCAGGTGATTTAGTATTTCTTGGTCCTGATGGATTGCGTACTGTAGCTGCTACTGCAAAGATTGGTGACACAGAATTAGGTACAATTAGTAAAAACGTACAGTCTATCTTTGATGCTAACATTAGAGACTCAGCACAGTTTGAAAGTGTAGTAATAGCTGACAAGACACAGTATAGAATATTCTTTACTAAAGAAGGTCAAGCTACTAGTATTACACGAGGTGTCACTTGTGTTATGCGTCAAGACGGTTATGAGTTCTCAGAAATACGAGGATTAAAACCTACTGCTACAGATACAATAGTATTAGCTGGTGATGTGATTGTGCTTCACGGCGATGGCTTAGGCTTTATATATAGACAAGAAAAAGGTAATACCTTTGATGGTACTCCAATACTAGGAAGGTATAGAAGTTCAGACTTATCATTTGGTGACACTGGTATACGCAAGCATATGCAGAGAGTTATCATTAACTACAAACCTGAGTCAGCTATTGCTGCTGAGTTACTAGTACGTTATGATAACGAAAATGCAGACTCTACCAGACCTGAGCCTTATACATTAAACTCTGCTGAAGTAGCTGCACAATTTGGGTCAGCTTTATTTAGTAGTGCAACTAGTGCAGTTAGATTTGTTTTTGGTGGACCATCACAGCCGCTTATAAGACAGCCAGTAGAAGGTTCAGGTTTTTCTGTTGTACTAAGAATAAACGATGATGGTGAATCTGCACCATACTCACTCAAAGGCTTTCAGCTAGAGTATCAATTAGGAGCTAGACGTTAAATGGGCGCTACATACACAAGACAGTCAACCTTTACAGATGGAGATGTTATTACATCTGCTTTGTTCAACGATGAGTACGATCAACTTTTAGCTGCTTTTGCTTCTAGTACAGGACATACCCACGATGGCACTGCAGGCGAAGGGGGTCCAGTTACTCTACTAGCAGGTAATGCAATTACGTTTGGAGCAGGTACAGCAGGCACAGACGTTACAATTACTTTTGATGGTGAAAGTAATGATGGTGTACTGAAGTGGATGGAAGACGAAGACTACTTTGAGTTTTCTGATGATATACTTGTAGCTACCACTGAAAAGTTACAGTTTCGTGATACTGCCATATACATTAACTCATCTGCTGATGGTCAACTTGATCTTGTAGCTGACACAGAAATACAGATTGCAGCCACTACTATTGATATAAATGGTGCTGCAGATATATCAGGAAACCTGGCTGTAGGTGGTAATCTTACAGTTGCAGGTAATGCTACAGTAACTGGTACTACAACGTTTAATGGTGGCACACTTACGCTAGGTGACGCAGCTAGTGATAATGTTGTGTTTGGGGCAGATGTAAACTCTAGCATTATTCCTAATGGTGTTGGTGGTTCTTTTGATTTAGGTTCGTCAAGCCAAGAGTGGCGTGACTTATTTATTAATGGTACAGCACACATAGATACTCTTGATGTAGATGAAAATGCTACAGTAGCAGGTACGCTAGGTGTTACAGGAGTATTAACTACTACAGCTACACAGGTAGCAACTGGTGGAATTACAAGTGGTTCAAATATTGTTTCTGACACAGATAGCACTGACGATCTTGGTACAACAAGTGTTCGCTGGGCTAACTTGTTTGTTGATGGTATTACTGCAACTGACCAGATAACAGCTACTGGATTTACTGGAACATTAGATGGTATTCTTGGGTCTGGTGCTGCCGCTGCTGCAAGTGTAACAACTCTTGATACAAGTGGTGCTGTTAATTTAAATCTTGTTACTGACTCAACTAGTTCAACTTCAGGTGCTTTAATAGTTGATGGTGGTGTTGGTATAGCTAAAAAGTTATACGTAGGTACTGATCTATCTGTAGGTGGTAACTTAGATGTTACAGGTACATTTGACCTAAGTGACTCTAACTTTACTAATGCAGGTGACATACAGCTAGACAGTATCTCAGGTGACTCAGATACAAATACTAGCATTGCCTTTAGTGGATCAGATGTAATCACAGTTACTACAGGTGGTGAGACACAAGTTACATTTAACAATGGTTCTATCCTACCTACGACTAACAATGATGTAGACTTAGGCTCTGATGCATTAGAGTTTAAAGACATATATATTGATGGTACTGCATACTTAGATGCTATTGACTTTAATGGCACAGCTATAACTGCCACTGCAGCAGAACTCAACATAATGGACGGTAATGTTTCTGCTTCGTCTACTGTAGTAGCTGATGCTGACAGAGTTGTGTTTAATGACAATGGCACTATGACACAAGTTGCAGTTACAGACTTAGCTGCATACTTTGATGATGAAATAACTGCAATGCCTAACCTTGTAACTACTGCAGCTACAACAGTAGGGGCATTAGACTCTGGCTCTATTACATCTAACTTTGGTACTATTAATACTGGTGCAAGTACAATTACTACTACAGGTTTGATTACAGGTGGTTCTCTTACTGTAGATGATGTAGGAGTAAATGGTAAAATTATTACCATGACAGGTTCTTCTAGTGACACTGCTACATTTACTGTAGGTACAAACGGTACACTAGACATTGTAACTACAGATGATAGTGCTGCAGCTGCTAACATACAGATTACTGCAGACGGTACAGCAGAACTTGCAGGTACTACAGTTACCTTAGACTCAAGTGGTGGCATTACTCTTGATGCAGATAATGGTACAATTACATTTGCAGATGCAGGTAGCTCACTAGGTACAATTACTTCTAGTGGTTACTCAGGTACATCAGCTACAGTTACAGTATCTGACAGTACAGCAAACACAAATTTCCCTGTAGTATTTCACAATGAGTCAGATGCACTCCTAGATGATACAGGTGCATTGCGGTATAACCCAAGTACAGGTACATTGCTTGCCCCTAACTTAGT